GTTTAACGGTATCTGGTTTATTGATCGTTGCGTTTATCGCCGTCGACCCTGTTATTGTTGACTTGATAGCCATATATTAGTCCTTATGATGGCGAGTCTACACCGATACCTTCTCCGGAAGAAAATGTCTGTGTAACACTGGGTGTAATTTCAATATGTCCCTCTAAAATTCTTGTTACAATATCCGGGCTGGAAGATGCAGCTATTACTTCCACATCATATACGTATCTGCCGGCTTGTAATGATCCAGTTTGGGCTGAATTTAATGATACGGTTACAGTGTCTTGCAACGGCGAGTTTTCAGATATTGATGCGCTAAAAGTAGTAGCAGTAGACGAGCTATACGATTTTCGTATCTTGCCCCTTGCAGTATAGTCATCTAACTGGAAAAGAGTACCATCGGTCTGGCTTAAATTAATCGTTGTACTAAACGTGGTACCTTGATCTATAATAAAATTTGCTCGTGTGGCCATGTATAAATACCTATGTAAGTTAAATTATGTATCTATTTATAAAGAAAGGTGACACAGATGAGCACAGAATTAGATCAATACCTTGAAAAACAGCCGATCTATCAGTTCAAGTTGATGGACGGTACTACAATCGTGGCAAAGCTTCGAGATATAGATGACAACGACCAGGTACATCTAGAAGAACCGCATGAAGTACACTACAGCGAGGACAATGCGCAAATGAGTATTGCACTACATAAATGGATGTATATGTCAGATGAAACACATACCTCTATTAATCTCAACCATGTATTAGCTTACTCAGAATTAAATGTTAAATCCAAGTCCTTCTACTCAAAAGCTATTCTAAAGGCTAAAGTAAATGTCTTGGCGGATGAGTTGCAGAAAAGAGAAAATCAGTCGTTGTTTTCTGATGTGGTCAATTCAATAATAGATGGACTTGATAATCAAGATTACGTTGATCCAACCTCTGATTGGAATTTTGATGACTACAACAGTGACCGCTGGAACATTTGATTGAACTTAATTATTATACCAAAATCTGAATTGTTTGTACATACAAAAATTAAATAAAAATAGGTATGTACATTTACACTAAATCATGTTAATATATACGTATGAAAAATAAACAAAAAAAACCTCACTATGTAAACAATCGTGAATTTTCTGAAGCAGTCGTCACACATGTAGCTACAACCAATAGAGCAAAAGAGAATGGCACGGAAGAACCTATTATCTCTGAATATATTGGTGAATGCTTTATGAAGATTGCTGAAGGTCTTTCTCACAAACCTAACTTTATCCGGTATACATATCGTGATGAAATGGTAATGGATGCAGTTGAAAATTGTATCAAAGCAATTGGTAACTATAACATTGAAGCTGCAACCCGCACAGGCAAACCAAATGCATTTGCCTACTTTACACAAATATCTTACTTCGCATTCTTGCGTCGTATTGCAAAAGAAAAGAAGCAACAAGATATTAAGTTAAAGTATATCGAACAATCTGGCATCGAAGTATTTGCAGATCTTGATGGAGATTACGATGGTAATAGTATTGTTGAACGAATCAAGTCTCGGATCGACGCGGTCAAGGTAAAAGACCAGGCGGTCAAAGAATGGGCAGAAGAAAATAACTTAGCAAAAAGGCGTAAATGAAGATAGCTATATTGAATGACACTCACTGCGGTCTTAAAAATGGTAGTGATGTTTTCCTAGATAATGCAGAAGCTTTTTACTCAAATGTGTTTTTTCCATATCTACGTGAACACAACATTGATACAATCTTCCATCTTGGGGATTATTACGATCATCGACGATTCGTAAACTTTAAAGCACTAGAACGTAATCGACATATGTTTCTTGATGTTGTTCGAGATGAAGGCATGCACATGTCAATTATTCCAGGCAACCATGACGTGTACTACAAAAACACAAACGCGCTTTGCTCTTTGAAAGAACTACTTGGGCATTATACCGATTGTGTTAAAATATACATGGAACCTACTGATATAGATGTCGACGATTTAAGTATCGGTTTAGTGCCATGGATAACATCAGACAACGAAAATAAATGTACTGAATTTATTCAAAACACGAAGTCGCAAATACTGATGGGTCACTTTGAGTTAGCTGGGTTTAAGTTTATGGCTAATGCAAATATTAAGTCGCACGGTATGGGTACAGAAATTTTTAACAGATTCGATGCTGTTTATTCTGGCCATTATCACACGAAGTCTAGTCAAAGCAATATCACGTACCTTGGAACTCAAATGGAGTTTACTTGGTCAGACGCACATGATCCAAAGTACTTTCACATCTTTGATACAGAAACCCGAGAGATGGAACCAGTACGTAATCCGTATACTTTGTATCGTAAGCTATACTATTCAGATGACGAGCAATCAGACTATTCGGATGTGACCGGTAAGTTTGTTAAGATTATTGTAGGTGAACGTAAGGATCATTATTTATTTGATAAATATTTTGATAAAGTACAAGCAATGAATCCGCAGGATCTGAAGATTGTAGACAATGTTGCAGATATATCAGCAGAAACTATCGAAGACGAAAAGATCAATCTAGAAGATACAACTACGTTACTCAATACGTATGTCGACGCTCTTGAAGTAGATCACGATAAGACTAAGCTTAAGAAAATGTTAAGCGAGTTGTATAACGAAGCTGTCAACATAAACTCAATATAGAATGTACAAATTCGCCCCTCTGTGTTAGAATATACCTATTCATAATAAGGATATATAATGATTAGATTTAAGACGTTAACTTTTAGTAACTTTCTTTCTACGGGCGATCAGCCCACAACTATTCATCTAGATAGTCACAAAACCACTCTTGTTGTTGGTACAAACGGTGCAGGCAAGTCAACAATGCTGGATGCTTTATCCTTTGCGTTGTTTGGCAAACCTCACCGTAACATTAACAAGCCACAGCTAATCAATAGTATTAACGGTAAGAAGTGTTTGGTCGAAGTTACCTTTTCGATCGGCACGTCAGAATACGGAGTAGTTCGTGGGATAAAACCAACCAAGTTTGAGATCTGGAAAGACGGTGAAATGTTAAACCAAGAGTCACACGCTCGCGATTATCAAAAAGTCCTTGAGACAAACATTCTTAAATTAAATCACAAGTCTTTTCATCAAATTGTAGTTCTCGGTTCAAGTAACTTTATACCTTTCATGCAGCTGCCTGCACATCATCGGCGCGAAGTAATCGAGGATCTACTGGATATTGGTATCTTCACAAAGATGAACACTGTACTGAAAGATAAATTACTTACAATAAAGAATGAGATTAACTATGTCAAAACACAAATTGGTATCGCCGAAGAAAAGATCGGCCTACAAAAAAACCATATCAACAAAATCAAGTCGATCGACGACACTCAGAAAAACGAGATTCAAACTGAGATCGAAGAGCTTAATGAACAAAATAAGCAGCTTAGGGAGATAAACGAAGATCTGACAGAGCAGCTATCGACAGATGTGACTCAAGATGATGTACAGTCCATTCGTGCCAAACAAAGCGAGCTCAGTAAATTCGAAGGTAAGCTCGAACAAAAAGTAAGTCGTTATAAAGGTGAACGACAGTTTTTCACAGACAATCAATCGTGTCCTACATGCGGTCAAGATATTTCGAAAGAACTCAAAGACGAAACAACTCAAAAAATACATGAAAAGCTTTTTGAATTGGAAGAAGGTAACACCGTACTTCAAAAAGAAATGAGTAAAACAAATGCAGAGTTTGAGCGAGTTCAGTCTGAGCTAGTCCGAGTACGCAATATCGCACAAGACATTTCAACAAACACCGGTACTATTAACCAAAACCAGAGTCGGATTACCGGATTAAACATTAAGCTCACTCAAGAGAATGATACTACCGAAGACGAAGCAAAACTTAATGAGCTATACGAAGCGTTGAATGAGAATACTAACAAATCGGCTGAGTATAGCGAAGGTTTAAGTTATTGCAATACATTAGAAAGTCTACTCAAAGACGGCGGGATCAAAGCAAAAGTGATAAAGCAGTATCTGCCCGTGATGAATAAGCTAATTAATCAGTACCTGCAAGTACTAGACTTCTTTGTCTTATTTAATATTGACGAAAACTTTAGTGAGACTATTCGGTCACGGCACCGTGATGATTTCTCGTATAGCTCATTTTCGGAAGGTGAAAAGTCACGTATCGACCTTGCACTAATGTTTACGTGGCGCCAGATTGCTCGGATGAAGAACTCAACTAGCACCAACCTTCTTATGCTTGATGAAACATTTGACTCGTCTCTAGATGGAGATGGTGTTGAGAACCTACTGAAGATTCTAGGTACCCTAGATGCAGATAGCAATACATTCATTATCAGTCACAAGACTGACGTTCTGGACGGTAAGTTTGCAAATAAACTGACGTTTGAGAAAGTAAATAACTTTAGTAAGATGACACAGTCTTCATAAGTTGTTGATACAGAATCACTTACGTTTTATCAAAAATTAATTTCAACTTTTTCCTAAGTTGTTGATTACCAACTCTTTACGGGTGCGGTTTAGGGTGTACATTTCCGGCGGCATTTGGTATAATTATTTCGTGATTGGTGATGATGACAATATTAACAAAAAAGGGAAAAAAGTTATGGGACTAACAAATACTGAAATAAGTAAGCTTAACGAGCTTATTTTTAAAGCAAACGACGAGCAGCTTTCAGCTGCAGTTGAAATCTTCAAAATGGCACGAAGCAAAAATGCTGCTACGGCTAAACTCAATTTACGTGTTGGAATGCACGTTGAATGGACTGGTAAACGCGGTCGCAAGAATGGCGTGATTACAAAAATCATGAAGAAGAACATCCAGGTTGAAACTGCTATGGGTGAGCGTTGGCGAGTTCCAGCAAATATGGTCAAAGAACAAGAAACTGTAACCCTGAAAGGAATATAAAAATGGTTAGTTGGTCTGGTGTTAAAGAAAAAGCTGCAGAGAAACCTGCAGCTGAGGAAAAAGTTCTTCCTATTGATGAAGCTTTAGAAAAATATAAAGACTATATCAAACGCGACTATAAACGATTTTCGGATTCAATGGCAAAAGCAGACGATGCCGATTTTCAAAAAGAATATCGGGAAAAAACGATCAAAGCCTTTAACGATGGTTTAATCCATGAGGTAGGTAAAAAATACATTAAAATCGTTAAGAGTGACAATCAAACGTCGGTACATAGCTTTGTCGTTAATGTACACAATGACAAACAATTTAAATACGGAGATATTTTAAAAGCAGCAAGTTGGGCAGCTCCAGCTCGTAACTTCGCCCGAGGCAATGTGTTTGAATCTGACTTTGCTATGACAAATGTTTCTTGGTGTGGAGCATAAAAACTTACCGGCACATTGTCATTTGTAAATTAGAAGGCAAAACCGAGGAAGGTCGAGCCTTCCTCAATGACCGGGGTGACGTGTGGGAGATATTTTACCACGCCTATATGAAGGATGGATCGTTTGTAATGCTCAATGAAAAGAATGTGCATAACAAAAGATGGGGCAAATTTGACGAAAAAAACTTTAGAATAAGTGAAATTTA